TCACCGCCGCCCCCGGCGCCAGTCATCGAGGCGGGCGTAGATCGTGACCGCGATGCCGCCGAGCGCCACTGCGATGAACACCCAGCGCAGGGTATCGAGATACGGGACCAGCGGTAGGACGGCGCTTTGCGTCTCCGCCAGCACCTGCTGGGCCACTTCCACCCCGGCCACGCCGAGCGTCGCGACACCCGCCGCGCCGCCACCCTTCATGGTGCGGCTGGCGGCCAGAACTTCGCGCGCTGGTGGCGTTTCTTCGGCGAAGGCAGTCGCCCGGACCGGGAACCGCTCGCCCCACTGCCGTGCGGACCCGAGGTCGACATGGATGAAGCCCGAGCGCGGATAGAAGCCGAAGCCGAGGAACCCGACCTCCCGTGCCGCCGCCTCGAACGCCAACGGGTCGTGGTTGGCCATGGCGATGTCGAAGGCGGCGCCGTCGAGGTGCTTCGACCGGGTCGCGCCGCCCACGGCGCGGTTGTGCTCGGGGCTGCGATAGGCGGAGCGGACGATCAGCGGCTTGCCCAACCGGTCGCGCAGCGCCTGCAGCTTGTCGAGCGCTGGTTCGTTGATCAGCAACTTGCCGGTGCCCCGGCAGGCGATCTCAGCCGGGCTGAAATTCGGCCAACGCCAAGCGCTCTCTGGCGCGTCGCGCCAATGGCGGTGGAAGGTCGTGGTCATGGGGTCCTCCGAAAACGAAAAACCCGCCTCGAGGGCGGGTCATTGCGGGCCGATGAATGGGATGGTGAGCGGCTACGGGCTGCCGCCGAAGATCTTCAGCTTGATGGCGATGCCCGCGAGCAGCGCAAGCATGACGCCGGTGGTGATCATGCGGACGGCGGTCTGCATCGCGGTGCGGCGCACCAGCCGGATGCAGTCCACCAGAGAGCGCAGATCGCGGATGTCGAGCGCGGCCTCGTCGCCGTCGAGACCGACATCGGCGAGCGCGCGCTTCGCGCCTTCCTCGGCCGCCCGCGTCAGGATCGCCTCGAACTCGGCGTCCGGCATGCGGACGTAGCCCTCGGATCTGGGTGGGTTCATCGGGTCCTCCTTTCTCCGCTCAGCCGATCTTGCAGCCCCAGAAGGACGTGTGATCGGCGGCGAAATAGCCGTCCGCGACCCGGAAATACCCCTGCAGCTCGACGGTATCGCCTGCCGTCAGCGGCACCATTGTCTGCAGCCAGATCACGGTGGCGAGCGAGACATGGGTGGCGGAGATTTCGCCGAGGGAGCCGCGGATCTCGGTCGTGCCGTTCAGCACGAGCCGCCCGCTCATGCGGGCCGTGGCGCTGGCATTGATCTTGTAGAGCAGCGTCGCGCCGAAGAGGTAGGTGCCGTCGACCGGGGCGACGAAGTGGTTGTTCGCGGCGTCGAACGCTCCCTGTTCGTTGTAGTCGGTGTTGTTGAGGCCGATCTTCGTCCAGGTCCCGACGCCGACATAGTTGTCGTAGTTCGTCCAGGCCTTGAAGCGCGGCAGCCGGGGCTGGTCCACGATGCCGGTTGCGTTGTCGACGCTGAGTCCGTCGAAGAAGGTGCTGCCGTCGGCGGAGACCGCGAGCCGGAAGCGGTCCGACCCGAACAGCCCCACCAGCGCCTTGGTCACGAAGCCTGTCTGGAGCGTCAGCCCGAGATCGTCGCCCGCGATCTCCTTGTTCATGGTGTAAAACAGATCGCCCGTGCCGCCCTCGGCGACGGTCTTCGCCGTCCAGAGTGCGGCGTTCAGCTTGGCCGAGAATGGGTTCGACGCATCCGCTGTGGTGCCAAGCCCCAGCAGCGCGAGGTTCTGCAGCGCGGCTGGCGTGGTCCCGACCCAGCCGGACCCGTCGTAGACCAGCAGCAGGCCCTCGTCCTCGACCCACGCCCGCCAGCCGGTCCGGGGTGGCAGGCGAAGCCATGCGCCGTCCGTCCAGAGCGCCACGTTCAGGTCCCAGCCCGCCCAGTCGCCGGTCGCGCCGGAGGCGACGATGTAGCGGTCGCCATCGGAAGGCGAACCCGGCGGGGCCGTCAGGTCGCGGTCGAGTACGGAGAGCTGCACGAGCCCGTCGAGCAGCCGCAGCGCCTCGTTGTGGGTGACGTGCTTCTGGGCTTGGGCCGCCAGAATGTTGGGCAGCAGGAGATGGGTCGTGGCGTCGGACATGGGATGGCCTCAGAAGGTCAGCGTGACTATTTTCGGCGCGCCCCGCCCGACGAGGGCGGAGAGCTGGAAGATGCGGACGGTGAGGCTGTCGCCAGGGGCGAGCGGCGATCCCCAATCGGTGGTTTGCTGGGCAGCGCTGTAGACCACGCTGGTTGTGGCTGTGCTCAGCACCCGCTTCACCGTCTCGCCGTCGAGGATCTCGACCTCATAGGCCTCCAGCTCCTCGGCCATCGGCACCTCGAGCCCGCCCCAGCTGTCTGCGGCGAGCGCGCGGGACCGGCGTGTCCAGCGGATCGTCAGATCGCCGGGCGCACGCGGCTTACGCCATGGCTGCTCGACATGCGCGACGGAGAACGGCCGCAGTCCGACGCCCTCGGGCGCGAAGGTCTGCGCCACATAGGTCTCGTCGCTGACCGGTCGGCTGGCCGGGCCGATGCGCCAGTTCCACGGCAATCCGAGATCGGCCTCGGCGATCGGCAGGGACGCGAGCGCGGTGTCCAGCACGACGACCCGCGCCCCCGCAGGCGCCGGATTGCCCATCGCGCCCTCGGTGCCGCGCTGGCCGCGCAGGAGCCGGGTCAGCCGGTAGCGGCCGGGCGCCAGCAGCTCGGCCGCTACCGCCTGCACGATCTCCCAGACGCCGGGCGCGCTCTCGATGGCCAGCGCGTTCGCCCCGCCGAAGAGGGTCAGGTCCGTGACGCTCTCCAGCGTGCCGGTCAGCAGATCGACCACAAGCGCATTGCCGAAGTCGAAGCGCGAGGTGGGGCCCGCGAAGAAGTCCGAGACCAGAGCCCCGATCCGGGAGCGGCTGCCGAACGTGGTCAGCAGTTCGAACCCATCGGTCGAGGGGCTGCGGAACACCGCCATCTCGCCCGGCCAGGGCACTGCGTGCGCGATGACCAGCGGCCGGTGTGCGGGCTGGTCCTCGGTCAGCTGCGGCAGGTCCATCAGCACCGCATCCGGCGCGCCGAACACGACGGCCCGCGTCAGCGATGCCGCGCGGGGATCGCCGGGCGGCAGATCGTAGGTCGCCCGGTCCTGGCGCACCGCCTCGATGCCGCGCGCTTCGGCGTCGGCGATGGAGACCAGCCGCAGGTCGACCAGCCGCCCGTCATGGGCGAGCCGGATCGCGTCGGCCGGATCGAGCGCCAGGCGCGAGGGCGGCAGACGGAACGCCGCCGTCTCGCGCCCCACCCACGCCTCCATCAGGGCGCGGCGGCAGCGGCGTTCGGCCTCCTCGGGCGGCACCGCCATCGGGAAGGACTCGGACGCGATCCGGGTCGTGTCCACGGTGATGCGCCGCGCCTCGACGAGGGCGGCGTCGTAATCTTCGTCGGCACGGGCGATCTGCCATTTCAGCGCCTGCGGCAGCTCGGTCTCCTGGCCGCGCGTCAGCTCCAGCACGTCGCCCTCGCGAGGGGCCACCAGATCGTCGGGCGCGAGGGTGGCGACGGAGGCCCGGCCGCGCATGATGAAGCGGATCACGCCCTCGGTCTCCACGGCGTCGAAGCCGAAATGCCGCGACAGCGTGGTGATCGAAGCGCGTGGGCTTTCGAGCGCCGTGATGGCGTAGCCCTCGACCGCGCCCCAGAGGCCGCTGGCATCGATCCTCGCCTCGGGCAGCCCGGCGCTCAGGCAGAGATGCCGGACCAGCGCGGCCAGCGAAACCGCCCCGAGCCGCCCGGTCAGCCAGTGCCCCACTCGCCAGTTCGCCCCGTCCGTCCAGACGTCTGTCAGCGCCGGGAAGAACGGATAGGGCCGCGCGTCCCAGGTCCAGGCGGCGCATTCGGGCACATGCACCATCCGGCCGCCGTAGAACGACGACAGCGGGTTGTTCGCGGCCTCGCCCCACCAGAGGTAGGTCGCCTCGAGATAGGCGCGCTGGATGGCGTCATCGCGCCAGCCCCGCGAGAAATGCGGCGTGAAGCTCTCGGACGACTTCGGGTCGAAGAAGACGTTGGGCTGGTTGGTGCCCCGGTCGATGGCGGGGCAGCCGAACTCGGTAAACCAGATCGGCTTGGACTGCGGCGCCCACGCCGTCGGCGTGCCGCTTTCCACCCCACCCGGGCGGTTGTAATGCGCGTTCGACCACCAGGCGCGCAGATCCTTGTAGCGGAACACCCACGGCTTGTCGGCGGCGCCGTCGGTGATTGCGGTCCGGATCTGTGCCGAGCGATCGGCCGCACTGGCATAGAACCAGTCGAAGCCTTCGCCGCCCGCCATGTTTCCCTGCAGGTAGGCGCGGTCGTAGATCGCGGGCCAGCCCTCGGCTGCGTCGAGATGCTCGAAGCCGTCGCGCCAATCCGACAGCGGCATGTAGTTGTCGATGCCGACGAAGTCGGTGTTGGCGTCCGCCCAGAGCGGATCGAGGTGGAAGAACACGTCGCCGCTGCCGTCGCCCGGCTGGTGTCCGAAGTATTCCGACCAGTCGGCGGCGTATCCGATCTTGGTCCCGGACCCGAGGATCGAGCGGACATCGGCGAGCAGGTCCCGATAGGCCTGCACGGCGGGATAGGTGCTGGCGCCCGAGCGGATCGTGGTCAGCCCCGGCATCTCGGTGCCGATCAGGAAGGCGTCGACCCCGCCCGCCGCCGCGCAGAGATGAGCGTAGTGCAGCACCATGCGCCGCAGGCCCCAGTCGTCTGCCGCACCAGTGAAGGTCACGGTCGCGTCGGCCGCCTCCGCCGGCGGGTCGATGCGCAGGGCGGTGACGGTCTGCGCGGACCAGGATGTGGTGCGCGGGGTGACCAGCCAGCTTTCCGTGCCGTTTTCCGCGTCACGCAAAACCATGGCAACCGTCACGTCCTGCGTGCTGCTGTCGGCCAGCGTGAAACGCCATGTCTGCCCGATCTGCGCGGCCGGCGCGCCGCCGTCGAGGACGCTGGTGGGCCAGTTGATCGCGGCGTGATCCCCGTCGGGCGCGGCCGCGGTGGCGGAGACGCCTGCAAATTGCTCGCCAACGGGACCGCTCGTGACCGCGAAATCCCCGGGCTGCGCCGCCCCGAAGAAGGCCGCCACCTGGTCCGCCGCCGTGGCCGTCTTGTCGACGGTCCCGGCATAGCCCGCCGCCGGCGAACAGGTGATCCGCCCACGCCACGGAAAGACCGGCTGGCCCGTCTCCGCGGCGTTGTCGGAATACGGGTTCGGCAGGCTGTTGCCCTCCGGCACGTCCATCAGGATGAACGGATTGAAGGTGACGCGCAGCCCGCGCGCCTTCATCTCCTGGATCGCCTGCACCACGGCGAAATCGGCTGGCGTGCCACCATAGACGGGCCGGTCCTGGTCATCGCGGCTGACGAGATGGGCGTTCGCGCGGGAGACGCCGTTCACCGACCACGTCTGCGGGCTGGTGGTCTTGGCCGACATCTCGACGCCGGGCTGGATGGTGCAATCGCCCGCGCGCAGGTCGTTGCCGAACCAGGTCACCACGAGGCTCACGCTTTCCACCTTCGGCGCCATCGCCTGCAGCCGGTCGAGCGCCACCACCATGTCGGCGGTGTCCGACAGCGCGTTCAGGTTCTCCGCCTCTTCCGAACCGAAGAGCCCCTTGCGCACGCCCTCCGTCGCATAGACGAACTCCCCCGACGCCGGGATCATCGTGACCGCCTGCGTCAACCCCTCGGCGGTGTCGGGATCGGCTACGGGTGCGAACACCTCGAAGGAGAGCTGCGGGATGCGGTTGCCGTAGTCGCCGAGGGCCAAGTCCTCGAAGACCACATAGGCGGTGCCGCGATAGGCCGGCGTGCTCAAAGCGCCCATCTTGGCGGCGATGAACGGGTCCGCGGTCTGGGTCTCGTCGCCGGAATACCAGCGCCAGGTGATGCCGGCGGTGTCGAGGAGCTTGCCATCCGCCCAGATGCGGCCGATGCCCGTGATCGGGCCCTCGCAGAGCGCGACCGCGAAGGAGGCATAGTAGAGGTACTCGGTGGTCCTGACCTTTGGCCCGCCGCCCTTGCCGCTGCCCTGCGTGGTGGTCTTCGTCTCCTCGCGGAAATCTGTCGCCCAGGTGATGGTGCCGCCCATGCGCATCCGCCCGTAGACGCGCGGGATCACCGCCCCCTCCGTCGAGGACGTGATCCGCAAGGAGTCGAGCCGTGGACCCTCGATCCGTTGGGTCGGCGCCAGCGAGGACACGATCCAGCTGTCGACCACCGAGCCGATCGTGGAACCCACAAAGCCGCCGATGGTGGCGGCACTCACGCCCAGAATGCCTCCGCCAATGCTGCCACCGATGGCCGACCCGACAGCCCCGAGAACCAGCGTCGCCATCAGTTGGCCTCAGGAAACAGGAAGGCAAAGGCGATGCGCCGCCGCCAGGATTGGGTGAGCGGTTCCTCGATCACGCCCAGCCGCTCGTAAGAATGGATGAAACTGTCGGTATCGGTCAGGATGCCGACGTGCTTGGCGATGGCGCGGGGCTTCATGCGGAAGAGGACCAGCGCGCCGGGGCGGACCTCGGCCGGCAGCACTTCGATCATCATGGCACCCGCGCCATCGGCCAGCACCTCGCGCGGCCCCGTCTCGCCCCAATCGCGGCTGTAGGGCGGGATCGAGAACGGCTCCGGCCCCACCACTTCGCGCCAGACCCCGCGGGCGAGCCCAAGGCAATCGCAGCCGACACCGCGCAGACTGGCCTGGTCGTGATACGGCGTGCCCAGCCAGGAGCGCGCAATGGCGATGACGCGGGTGGGATCGGCGGGTTTCACAGCACACCCCCGTCGTGCCCACCATCCCGGCTGGCGTAGCGCAGCACGGCGTCCTGTCCGGGGATGTGCGGGAAGCCGCGGAAGTTCGCGGTGTTGGCGAACTTCGCGCCGCAGGTCTCGATCCGCTTGTCGCAGCCCGCGCGGATGGTGAAGGCATCGCCCTCGGCGATCGCGCGGATCGGCGTCTCGAGCAGCGTCAGCACCGCGATGCCGTCAGCGACATCGTAGCCCAGCAGTTCCGCCCGGCGCCCGGCATTCGCGCCGGTCGTCCATTCGATGGTGCCGAACGTGAACCATCCTGCCTCGAAGGCTCCAAGGCCGGAGGCGGTGAACGCGCGGTCGCGCAGGAGATCGATCACGGCACCGGTGCCCTTGTAGGCAGGGTCCTCCAGATCGATCCCGCAGCGCGCGTCCCCGAGCGCGGCATCGCAACTCGCCTGGAAGGTCCGCCCCACCGTCTGTCCGAGCACATGGGCGAGCGAGCGCACCTCGGCCACGAAGGCCAGCCGCCCGCGCCGGATCTGGCCGATGGCGCCGCGCCGCATCAACACGCGCTGGCCGGTGTCGGCCCAGTTCACCCGCCAGACCTCGACCTCCGCGTTGTCCCAGCGGCCGTCGAGGATGTCGGTCTCGGTGATTCGGTCCGAGGTCAGCACACCCTCGGCATCCTGCGCATCGACCGACAGGTCCGAGCCGGAGCGCACCTCGGAGGCCGTCAGCCCGCTCTCGGGTTCGAAGTCCGTCCCGTCGAAGCTGATCGTCCGGTCGTGGTCGGTAAAGCCGAAGGTGACGCCATCCGCGCGGGTGATCCGCCACACCCAGGCAAGCGTGGTCGTGCCCTCGTCGAGATGGGCCTGCAGTTCGGGCGAGAGGGATTTCATCGGCAGGCTCCGCTCATGCGGTCGTCGAGATCGGCGATCCAGCCCGCCCAAGCGGGCGGCACCTCCGCGACGGTCTCGGCCGGAGGCATGGCAAGCCGTGCCTCGGCGTATGACGCGCAGCCCGCATCACCAGCGCCCATCGTTGCGGCGCAGCCGGTCAGCAGGATTGCCAGCGCCGCGGCCATCGCGAACCGCGTCGCGCCCCCGTTCGGTCCGATTGCTCTTGTCTTCCATGGCATCGCGTTCCGCCTCCCGTTTGCCCGCGCGCTTTCCCTCGACCCGTCCCAAGACCCGGCCGAGAACCACGCCCCCGACCGCGCCCAGAGCCGCGACCAGCCAGATCAGGACGTCAACCATGACCGCGGAACCCACGCTCGATCCGGTCGCGCAGACCGATGAGACCGAGCCCAAGAAACATCAGCCCCGCCGGCGAGGCATCGCCGGTGCCGGCCAGCAGCGCGACGAGGCGGGACAGCTCGCCGAGCGGCCCGGTGGCGGGCAAGGCCATCGCGGCGATGCCGGTGGCGAGGGCGAGCAGCCCCGCCCACCAGGTCAGGGAATTGGGTCGAACGTAGCGCATGGGTCAGGCCCTCCGGATCAGGGTGGAGACGAAGGCGACCAGCCGAACGAGCCAGCCGGTCGGCGCGTCGGGCGCAGGATCGAGGACCGGTGGCCTCGGCAGCGGCGACGGCCCGCGAGCCAAGGCCAGAGCCTCATCCTCGGTCAGGCGACGGATCGGCCGCGAGAAGTCCACGCGGCCCGCGCGATCCACGGCCCAGACCGGGATCGTTCCGCCCGGATAGCGGCCATGGCGGAACAGGTCGCGCTCGGCTTCCCGGCGCGGGATGATGGAGGCCGGTCGCCGCCAGTTCAGAAACGCGTCGGCGGCTGCGACGCGATTTCCGGAATTGAGGTGCCGAGTCAGCGCGGCCTTCGCGATGCCGCCAGTGTTGTAATGGAAGGACACCAGCGCATCGAACTCGTGAGGCGCCAGCGGTACCTTCACGGCGCGCAGGACGGCGGCCTCGTAACGCGCGAGGTCGGCCAGGAAGACCCGGAACGCCTCACGGATCCCGGCATCGAGATCGGCTGTCATCCCGCGGGCCATGGTCGTCGGATCGGGCGACCCGGCCGCGGCCGTATGGCCGATGCCGAAGGTCCAGACCTGTTTCACGTCGAGATAGGGCCCGGGCACGAGTCCTTCGTGCCGGGCGAGGGCCAGCAGGCCCCGGTCGGTCATCTGCATGGGGTTACCTCACGAGCGAGAGGATCAGGATCAGCGCGGCGACGAGGAGACCGACGCGCATCTGGCGGCGGAACCGCAGCTCGGGCGTTGGACAGGCGCACCGCAGGCGCCCGGCCAGGCGGAGAAGCTCATGCATCGCGGTCGTCTCCCCGCCTGCCCCGCAGCCGCGCCAGGATCATCTCGATGGCAGCCGCGCCGAACACGCCCACGAGATAGGCCGCCGAGCCGACCGCCCCGCCGGCGGGAATGGCGCCCTCGGGCAGCCGCAACCATGCCGCCACGATGAGCGCCGACAGGCTGCCCATGCCGGCCGCGATCAGCCCGCCGAGAACGATGTGCCGGAGCGCCTCGCGCAGCGACATCTTCGTCGTCAGCGCATTCGTCGCCCCGCCGAGCGCGCCCCAGAAGGCCAGCATCAGCGCGGTCGACGCGCCGAGGTCCCGCAGCAGGGACGCAATGAAGCTGCCATCCTCTTTCATCGCCGGATCTCCAGAAGCGGAATGGAGGTGATCGAGCCGAGCCGCTCGAGATCGAGCGTCACATCGAGTGCATCGGTGTTGAAACGAACGGGCACGTCGAAGGCGAAGCCCGCGGTGATGGCGACGCCCTCGGCCGGGGCACTGTCGAAGGTAACGACGCCGGTGGTCGTGTCGACGGACCAGCCGCCGAGTTGCTCGGCGCCATCGAGGGCGATGCGCACCGTGCTGGTGACAGGCTTGGTGATCGTGCGCACCCATGTCTGGCTGCCCGAGGCGTAGCGTTTCACCAGCTGGAAGGCGGTCGTTGCGCCATCGCCGGTGCCGATCGCCTGATCGGTCGGTCCGGGAGACTGTGACGGCAGGCAGGATTTATGGTCGCCCCAATCCTTGAACCGAAACCCGTGCAGGCGGCCGTTCCGTGCCTCGAAAAAGGCGACCACCGCCGCCAGATCGTCGGCGCGCCGAATGCCGTAGGCCACGTCGTAGCGCCGACGCGAATTGGCCCAGCTGGCGTTGCGCTCCTCGTCGCCCGAGGCGAGCTCAACGATCTGGGTGCGCCGCTCCGGCCCGCCGCGCGCGCCGCGGCTGATGTCCTCCGGAAACCGGACCTCGTGAAACGCCATCACATCCCCCTCCGTCCGAGCGACACGGCCCGGGCAATATCCGCAGCCACCTGCGTGCGCGATTGCCGGAAGCTCTCGGCATCGCGGGTCATGATGTTCACGGTGACAGAGGGCTCGCGCTGGCCTCGCCCGTCGTAATCCCGCGCCTCGCGGCGCGAGAGCACCCGTTCGCCCCGTTGCAGGATCGCGGGGACCTCGTCGGGACGGAGGCCAGCCATGCCGCCGAAATGCATCTGGGGCGCAGCGGCGAAGGCCATGGCCGGGACCATCCGCGAAGGCGCCGCGGCGCCGACAACGCCGCCCGCATGCAGGATGTCAGCGAAGATCCCTCCGACCCCACCCAGTATGCCGCCGAGCGCATTGGCAATCGGGCCGAGGATGAAGCGCCGCGCCGCGAGCCGGGCGAGATCGGCCAGCAGCGATGTGACCAGGTCGCGGAAGTCGAGCTTGCCGGTCTTCACGAACTCGGCCACCGCGTTCTCGGCCGACTGGAACGCGCCGACAAGGCTCTGGCCGATATCGGCGCCGATGTCGCGGGCCTTGCTGGCATAATCTGCCAGCGTCTCGGTCACGGCGGTCCAGCCGGTCGACGCCTCTTCCGCGCCATCCGCATTGGCCGCACCGGCCGCGCGTCCTGCTTCGCCGGACGCGTCCAGCGCCTCCGTCACCCGATCCGCGGCCTCCGCCGCCTGGTCGAGCGCGTCCTCGCCCTCGCCACCGCTTGAACGGACGGCCGCCACGAGCGCGGCCACGGCCTCCCGCACGCCATCGAAGGCATGCGCCCGGGTATCCGCGGCACGGTTGCGCCAGGTTGCGGCCATGTGCCCGGCATTGCTGGCGGCATGCTCGAGCATCGAGGCGTAGCTCTGCGCGCCGAACCAGTCGATCCGGGTGTCGGCGCCGATCCGGTCGGACACGGCGTTGAAGGTCGGCCCGATCTGGCCGAGGAAATCGGCCCACTTCGAGGACAGGAATGCCATGAGACGTAGCCAGATGGTCTCGATGTCGGCGCGCATGGCCCGGAAATCGTCGACGAAGGAGGTGGCGGTGACCTTGATCCCATCCCAGACCGCGCGCGCCACGTCGCCCATCAGTTCCAGCGCCTCGCCGAAGCCACCGGCGCCGCGAACGAGCCGTCCGAACTGAAAGATCAGCTCGCCCGCGCCAACGATCAGCGCCCCGATCCCGGTGCGGATCAGCGCCCCACGCAGCACGACCAGAGCGGTGGCCAGCCCGCGCACCGAGAGCGCCGCCGCCGCGAGCCCTGCCACCCAGCGGCCAGCCAGGAACCCCGCGAAGGCCGCCGCGGTGCTGGCAAGACGGCCGACATTGCCCAAGAGCCCCTGGATGGCCTGCCCGAGCGGGCCGGTGGTGCGGGCGGCGGCCGCCATGGCGTCGGCCACGGCCTCCAGCGCGGGGGCCGCGGCGACGGCCAGCTGGTTCGACAACCCGCGCCAGATGAGGCCGAGCCGCGAGATCGCGTCGTTCGTTCGCTCGATCTGGTCGGCGTCCTGCTCGGAGACGGCGACACCGAAGGCGCGCACGTCCTCGCTCGCCTGGCGCAGCGTGGCCGTGTCGATCCGGCTCATGGCGATGGAGCCTTCCTCGCCGAAGAGCTGGCCCGCGACCGCCGCGCGTTCGGCGGCGGGCACGAAGTCCTCGATGGCCGCGTTGATCGCGCCCACTCGCACGTCGAGCGGCAGGGCCAGCAGGTCGGACGCCGAGAGCCCCAGCCGCTCCAGCGCTTGCGCCGCAGGACCGCCGCCGGCCGCCGCCTGGCTGAGCCGCCTCGTCAGGTCCTTGGTCGCCTGCTCGATGCCGGACATGGACACGCCCGCCAACTCGCCCGCGCGCTCCAGCGTCTGGATCGAGGCGACCGTGGTGCCGAGCGACTGCGCCAGCTTGGCCTGTGCGTCGACGCTCTGCAGGCCGGAGCGCACCATGGCAACGCCCGCGGCCGTTGCTGCAGCAACCGCAGCTGCCGCCGCCACGCGCACCCGGCGCGCGAACCCGGCCAGCCGCTTGTTCGCCGCTTCCATCTCGCGGCTGAGCCTACTGAGTCCGCGCTTGCCCGCCTCGCCCACGCCTTCGAGCTCGGCGCGCACTTGTCGGCCGCCCGTCGCGGCGAGGCGGACGCTAACGCGCTTCTCTGCCATCGGTCAGACTCCTTGCTTTCGCCGCATCGGCGTCTTACGTTCTTGCCATCGACCAATAGAAGGTATGACAATGGCCGAGACCGCGACCCTGTCCTCGAAGTTCCAGATCTCGATTCCCAAGGCGATCCGGTCAGCCCAGCACTGGGAGGCCGGGCTCACCTTCGCATTCATCCCGAAGGGGACGGGCGTCCTGCTGGTGCCTGTGCCGAATAGAGATGACCTCAAGGGGCTCGCGAAAGGCGCGAACGCTGACGACTACCGCGATCGCGAGGACCGCGTCTGATGATCCTCGTCGACACCTCGGCCTGGATCGAATGGCTGATCGACTCCGCAACCGGCACACGCGTCGCCGAGCGTATTCCCGAGCAGGCCGACTGGCTGGTCCCGACGATGGTCCAGCTGGAACTGGCAAAATGGCTGACGCGTGAGGTCGGCGAGGACAAGGCCGACCAGGTGATTGCCTTCACGCAGGTCTGCAACGTTGTTCCGCTTGACACCGAGATCGCGCTGGCCGCGGCCGAGGCCTGCCGCGCGCACAAGCTCGCCATGGCCGACGCCATCATCTTCGCAACCGCCCGCGCGCAGGGTGCGAAGCTTCTGACCTGCGACGGACATTTCGAGGGGCTGCCGGGCGTCACCTTGATCGAGAAGGTCAAGGACTGACGCCGGGCCCGGCATTGGCCGCCATCTGTTCGTTGAGCGTCGCAACCATCACCGCCTCGACGACGGGCAACAGTTCGGCCATGGCGACAGGCGGCACGCCGAGCGCCTCACCGAGCGCCAGCGCTGCCGACATGTCCCAGCCGAGCACCGCGCCGGGCAGGACGCGCAGTTGGCCGCCGAGCCGGCCGACCAGATCCCAGACCTGCCAACCCTCGTACGTCAGCGGCCGGTTCAGCCGCGCCGGGCAGTCTTCGCACGCTTGCGCGCAGGCGTTGCAGTAGCGCTCGCCCCCGCCGAAGGACCACTCGGCGAGAGCGCGGAGGCGTTTTTTTCCTGTTCCAGCAGCAGACCCTTGGAGACGTAGGTCAGCTGGAAGGCCTCGAAGATCGGCCAGACGTCGAGCAGTGCATCGATGGCCTCAGGGCTGGGATCGATGGGGTTGCCGCTGGCATCGCCCACGCCCTCCCATGCGAGCACGGCGCGCCGTGCCAGCGCCTTGGCGACGGCCACCGCGCGTTCCTCGTCGGAGGCGTCCTCGGGCACGGCCTCGACGGCCGGATCGCTGCGCGTCGCCACCATCAGCGCGGTGGTCAGCGGGCGCAGGTGCACCCGGACGCCGGGGGCGAGGTCATGCCAGCGCGGCGCGTTGGTCAGGTCGAGCGTCAGCATCAGTAGGTCTCCACGTCGTTCACAAGGGTTGTGGTACACATCCGGCCGACCACGCTGTCGCGCGCCGCCTGCCAGTCGAAGGTCGCCTGCACGCCCTGCGGCCCGGAAATCTCGATCCGCGGGCGCGGCAGGTAGACGGCGTGGACGGTGAAGGTAAAGCTCTCGCCGGACGGCAGGACGTAGGCGAATTCCATCTCGCAGGCCTCGCCGTTGATCGCCTGCGTCACCAGCGTCTGGTCGGCGAAGCGCACCTCGATCCGGCCGGTAAGCGCGGCGATGGACGGGTCGGCGCCGTCGATGCGTCCGTCCGAGCGGATGGTCTCGATGCGGTCGAGGTTGTTCGCATAGGTGATCTCGGCCGAGACCACGTTGCCGAGGGCGGTGCCGTTGCGCGTGATCGCGCCGTTGAAATGACCGAAACGCTTCAGTTCGAGCGCAGCGGGCGTTCCCGCGCTGGTGGTCGTACCGACCGTCTCGCCCTGCGCCACCAGACGCGCCGTTGCGGTCAGCAGGCCGGAGCGCTGCATCTGCCAGGTGATCTGGTCGAGCACGCAGCCGGAATACATCGCATAGCGCGGCACCTCGGGCATGCCGGTCTCGATCGCCATGCTGGGCAGCGTCCAGGACCCCGACTGGAACTCGTGGGTGTATGGCGCTTCTGCACCCGTGGTCGTGGGTGCGCCGAACGCCGCCTTCAGCCAGAAGCCGAAGGCCTCGGCATCGAGCGGCACGACAACATCGCCATCGGCCGTCACCGCGTCCTTGATCGGCGCCAGCGGATCGCGGCCGTACCCCAGCAGCTCCGAGTTCAGCAGCGGCTGCTCGGCTCCCAGCGAGGTGCTGGCGAAGGGCATGCGGGTAAAGCCGCTGACGGGCGGCGTTCCATAGGTCGTCTCGAACGCAAGCGCCATCAGCGCCCGCGCCCCCTGGGCTCGTGCCATCGTCGTCTCCTGTGGTCGGTTGGATCAGGCCAGTTGGTCGGCCGTGGAATAGTGCAGCACCACCGGAATCACGGCGGCCTTCAGGTTCGCCGCTCCCTCGACCGGCAGATCGACCGCCCCCGGCGCTTCCGCCGCGCCCCAGTCGCACCGCCAGGCGTGCGGTCGGCGGCGAGCGCCGCACAT